AACAGATATGATGGAACACCTCCAACACGCTGCAAATCCAAATATGCTTCTTTCACGGCAGACGTCAAATCATCTGTATTTTGAAGGATAATCTTTGAGTATATCTGCGCATTTTCGTATATTTCATCAAGGAACTTGACAGGGTCCTTTGTGACAATCTTCTCATAAATATCGAGCATTGTAGATCTGGTCGCAATTGTACCAAGCGGGTAAGGTCTATCATCACCAGATACAATAAACGGCGCGTTCAGATCCTTTCTGAATGCATTATAGTTCTGCCTAAAGAATCTTTCTCGAACCCCGTCATCATCCCCAAGTGCATCTATTACCTGTGTCCAGCGGCCAAAATAGTAATCAAGATTACCACTGTCAGTAACATCCATTCTGGCCAACAGCAGATTTTTGATAAGATCAAGTGCCGTAAGCGGAGTACCTCTGTCGTTGAGTGATTCAAACAACGTGTATGCATCAGAATGATTTGACACCTCAATAATAACCAAAATGGCGGTATTGACCTTTTCGAGGATTTCAAACATTGTAGCAACCTGATCATCGGAGGCTTCGAGTTCTCCGTCGATTCGTTTCTTGAAATAGTTATAGCTCTGAAAAATCCGTCGATTACCGGCGAACTTCGGCGTTTGGTGTGGCGCTATAATCTTCTTTTCTGCAAGCAGCGCAAGGTAATCTTCCAGATTCTTATGCTGGACCTGTGGAACAATGCGAATATCAGACTGGGCCCTTTTTAGAACAAGTTTCCGCTTCAGCTGCAAAATATCCGACTGCTGTTCTTCATCAAGCTTATCGCGGTTTGCGTCGAGTGTAACATACAAAGCTGCAAGTAAAAGACTAAGCGTAGTAAGGCGCTGCTGACCATCAACTACTTCGAACTTAGGATTATTCAATGTGTCCTGAGTAGTATTAATACAGATGATGGACCCGAGAAAATACCCAGAACCATTCTCCATCAGGTCATTAAACAACTCTTCCCACTGCTTTGCGCCCCATATATATTCTCTCTGATATTTCGGAATTTCATAAACCGTCTTAGACTCCGGGTCAAGTATCTGAGAGATCGGATATTTATTTACGTTAATGCTATTTATGTTCATGCTTCTTGCCCCGTTTCATTTGAGATTTTTGAGCCATCAGGAAATATAAAGCCAAGGTCAAATCCAGTACCGGTTACCTCAGCAATCTGATTTAATTCCTCAACAGAAAGCGTATCCTTCTTCAGCTTCTTATTTAGGTTTTGCGGAGACTGGCCAATTCTGCGGCTAAGCTCCGCCAATGAAATGTTTTGTTTTTTACAAAGCTCTCTCACAAGATCAGATGTCCTCATTCCGTGCCACCTTCCTATCGAGCATTATAAACCCAGAGGTTTATATTTACAACCAAAAATAGCGCCCGGCCAAAAGCCAGACGCTACATTCTTTCTCAATTTTTACTTTTCAATCTCAACCTTAATTCCGGCTTTGAATGCTACCTCGTAGTAGGTATCGTACACTGTAATCCGCTCGATGTACTTCCGGACCATCTGTTCATCATACTCAATGAGTTTCTGATCCATTCCGGACAAGAAATCGGTCATCTCTTGAATCCGTAGCTTCTGGCCATCTTGCTCAGCTTTCTCTATGAGCACCTTCTGTTTCTGATCTCGAAGACCATCAATGGCATCTGCGATGTCATCATAAGGTTTCATCTTTCGCGTTGCGTTCAAAAGTTCCTGCTGCCGGTCAGCCAGCTTGTCATTAATCTCTGTAAGCTTTTTTTCTGTTTCACTATTGATCACCGCGTTCAAATTTTCTTTCAGAATTCCGAGCATTGAATCTGAACATTGGAGCGCTTTGTTAATCGCGCGAACTGTTGCCATTTGTAGATCCGTTTCCTGGATGGTTTCCGCATCGCAGGCAGAAGGCCCACCATCGACACGTGTGCAGCAACGCCAGACGATAGAATACTTTCCACGATTGTTCCAGGCAATTCGGCGGTAAATCTCTCCGCACTTGGAGCAGTAAACTAAGCTCGACAATGCATACTTGCTACTGTAAACCCGCTTCTTTTGATCTGCACCACTGTGCAGGTTTGCCCGACGGATCATCTCCTCTTGGACCCGCATGAAGATGTCCTTTGGAATGATGGCTTCATGGCAGTTTTCAACATAGTACTGAGGAACGATGCCGTTGTTCTTTACGCGAGTCTTTTCAATGAAATCTGTTGTATATGTTTTCTGCAGAAGCGCATCTCCCATGTACTTCTCATTTCGAAGCATCTTCTTAATGGTTTCCGGGCGCCACCTCTGTTTGCCGGCGCCGGTCAGAATTCCATCTGCTTCAAGCCCTCTTCCAATCTCCAGCAGACTTTTCCCGGCAAGGTATTCCCGAAAAATTCGTCGAACATACTCGGCTTCGGTCTTATCAACAATCAAGTTTCCGTCCTCATCTTTCGTATAACCCATGAAACGGTGATGATTTACCTGAACTTTTCCGCTCTGATACCGGAATTGAATGCCCAACTTCACGTTCTGAGATAGTGACTGCGATTCCTGCTGTGCCAGGGAGGCCATGATTGTAAGGAGAACCTCGCCTTTAGAATCCATCGAATTAATGTTTTCCTTTTCAAAAAATACCGGGATATTCTTGTCTCGAAGCTGTCTGATAAACTTAAGGCAGTCCAGTGTGTTACGGGCAAACCTGGATATTGATTTTGTAATGATCATGTCAATGTTGCCGGACATACATTCATCAATCATACGATTGAACTCATCGCGCTTTTTTACATTAGTACCTGAAATCCCATCGTCGGCAAAAATACCTGCAAAATTCCAATCAGGATGCTGTTGAATAAACTCTGTGTAATGTCGAACCTGAGCATCATAACTGGTCTCCTGCTCGTCTGAGTCTGTGCTGACACGGCAATACGCTGCAACTCTGAGTTTGGGATGTTCCTCCTGCTTTTTTACTGTGTTTCCCACATGCCTTCTTGCAGGAATGACGGTAATGTTACTCTCCATCTGCTTCCTCCATTTCTATCAAGCTATAAGCATATGCTGCTTGTTCGTAAGGATCCTTAAATTTTCGTGTGACCTTACCCAGCTTGAATGTACTTGTTTTCTTTTTTGTAGGCTCCGAAGCACCCTCTGTGTATTCACGAATGCGTCCCAAGCTTTTTGCTTTTTTCATGCGAAGCTGCTGTGCCTTTTCAAAGGTTTCCCCATCTATGATCGCCGGGTAGTAATCATCTCCCAGATACCGTTTATTCTTCAGAATACGTCCGATACTGGAGTGATACCCGGTAAGTCCGGCCCTCCTTGCAGCCTCATTTAAGGCAACGCCGTTATTGTAGGCTTCAAACAAGGACTTGACCTTTGTAGCACCAGCCTCGTCGATTTTTGCTTCACCATTTTCAATTCGGTAGCCTAATAACACTTGTCTCATTTTCTCACCAGCCTTTCCTTTATTTTCAGGCCGCACTTCAATCGAAATTCTATTTCATTTCTGGATAGGACCCGGATCTCATTCACATAATCCAGAAAAATCGAATCCTCGAACGTTACCAGTTCGTCGCCCTTTTCAGCAAATCGAAGAAGCTGCTGTGCTTCCTTTACGTGGGCCAGTGACCCATGAATGCGTTCAGCAATTGCAGATTTTTCACTTTGTATGAAATCATATTCCGTCTGAATTTCATTTCGAATTCTGGTAATGAGCGCCGTATCCAGATAACCGCTGGTCATCAGGTTAGCCAGCACTTTCTCTTGTTCCTTGTTTTTCTCCAATCGCTGTTCAAGCTCCTGCACACGTTGAATGTTTGCTTTTCCGTTAGCCCCGCGCAATGCCTCTACAAAAGGCTTCAATAGTTGCTTCTGTGAAAAAATCAGCTTATTCATCATGGTAACAAACGCTTCTTCAATCTCGCTTTGCTCAATGTACATCATCCCGCATGCCTTCTTATCCGTCAGATGTTTACTGCAGGACCAGGCGATATAATTGCCGGATGGCTTATAATGCTGCCTCCGTTTAAAGGTTGAACCACAGTTTCCACACTTAATCTTTCCAGAAAAAGCATAGCGTTTCTGATACTTCCCGGCTTCTCCGGTATTGTTTTTCTCCCTACCACGCTGGGCAAGGACCTGGGCTGTACGTTCAAAGTCTTCATGACTTATGATTGCCTCGTGATGGTTTTGTGCCAGATACTGGTCGCACTCGCCGTTATTAATGTGTCGGTTGAAATTGCTGTCCGTATAGGTCTTCTGAAAAATGACATCACCGGTGTACTTCTCGTTTGTCAAGATTCCCTTCACAGTTGATGCGGTCCATTGGCCGTTCTTCCTCGTCCGCTCTCCTCTTGCATTCAGTTTCTTCGCAATCAAGTAAGTCCCGATTCCGGAAAGGGATGCCGCATAGATTTCTTTTACAATCTCTGCTTCTTCCGGGACAATGACCATCTTCCCTTCAATATTTCTGTAACCGTAAGGTGGAAATCCAATCACGAAGTTTCCATTTAGAAATCTCTGTTTTACACTCCATTTTTCATTTTCAGAAATGGAAACCGATTCACTTTCAGCCAGGCCGCTAAGGATCGTCAGCATCAACTCACTTTCCATGCTACCGGTGTTCAAATCTTCCTTCTCGAAGTAAATGAAAATTCCAAGTCCTAAGAGTTTCCGGACAATTTCCAGACAATCCGTCGTATTTCGGGCCAGTCTTGAAATCGACTTAGTAATCACCAGGTCAATCTTTTTAGCCTCACAGGCCGCAAGCATCTTAAGAAGGCCGTCTCGCTTTTCTTTCTTCGTACCAGTGATACCCTCATCGTAATAGAGCCCTGCATACTCCCATTCATGATTCTTTTTGATGTAGGATTCGTAATGGTCCTTTTGCGCAGCAAGACTAACAAGCTGTTCTTCACTGTTCGTAGACACCCTTGCGTAAGCAGCAACGCGGATTTTCTTTTTAAGCTCCTGCGGCTGCCCGCCATCGATTTTTGTTATCCTTGGCATCAACTCACCTCCCTTCCAAGGTAGTGACATATTCGCTCTGAACAAGACACATAGCAAGTCATTTAGTGCATTAATTCGGCCATAAAGGGAGAAAATCTCTCTTTGTTTTTTGCAGTGATTTTGTCGAATTCGTCATTGGTAATCAGACCATTCTCCAAAAGTGCCTGTGTCATTTTTTGCGCCATCATATAGTCAAAATCTTCCTGCATTGCTTCCTTCGTCATACACCTTGGATTAATCTTTGGAAGAGAATCTGCAGTTACCTTTTTTACGTTATGGACCTGATCTATATCAGTATTCATCGCATGAGCCTCCTTACTATTGAGCTGTTTCCTCTAACTTCCTAAGGAGGTTCCGGAGATGTTTTTCCGGCTTTTTTGAAACTTTCAAAAAAGCAAAAAAAAGACGGCCCACAGGATTTCTCCCATGAGCCGTTCTGATTATTTCACTCTAATTTCCCAGCCAACCAGGATAAGATTGACATCCTTGATTAACGTAGCGTTGAGCCTTTGAATAGAAGATACTGTCGTTCCGTACCTACCTGCGATTGCCGATAACGTATCTCCACGCTTTACCGTATAGTAGATTGCCTTCGGTTCCAGTATTTCATTGACCTTTGCCTGAACCATTGAATAGTCGTAACCCTCAGCCGTGAGACGATTCTTCCGATCATCTCCGTTGCCCCACTTCCCATCGATCACTTCTTGCGCCAATTCATCAACAGTTTTTGCTGCTACTTGAGGCGTCTCGCTTGAATCTATAGCATACTTTGGAACGCCGTAGCCTCGGATGTACTTGCCACCGACCTGCAGAGTGCGTCTACCGACCGCATCGTTTTTATTGCCTTCGATAACGGTGATATCACTGCCGGATACGCTTTCCACGATACCGACATGATCCGGCCATCCTTCATTATCGCCACTCCCGGAGTCCTGCCAGTCATAAAAGATTACATCGCCGGGATCTGGGACGTAGTTGTCATCCTCGACCCATTCGCCGAGCACCATAAACAGGATAAGCATTTGCCCGCATCCGCATTCAGTCGGGATGATAGAAGTTGTTCCGCATTGAATAGAAACAGCAGAAACAAAGGTGGCACACCAGGCATCCGTGTATTGGACTGCATAGCCTCTGGCGAGAGGCTTATGGTTATTGTAGGCATCAATGATTTCTTTGTGGCTGCCGTCAGATTCATTCCTTCCAATCCAGGCTCTGGCCTGCGCAAGAACACGGTCGCGTTGGGAAGATACTGGGATAGTTACTGCTGGCACAGGAGTTTCGCTTCCTGTCCGAGGATACCCATTAAATCCTTTGCCAATGATGACTGATGGAAAGTCCTGATACGACCAGTCCATATCTACGCGGCCACTGATGCCGGAAACGGAGCCATTCGAGCTATGCTGCCAGATTCCGCAAGAGTCTTCATAGCTGCAGGCATCGGCCCACTGGGCGCACCAGTAGCAGTAACGTTTACGGACAGCATCCGTCACAACAGATCCCGCGAAGGATGCCGAAGTATAAAAACCGGCAAAGTATCCGGCAGCCTCCAGCCTGTCGCAGAAGGTCTTGATCAGACCAGAGCAGAAATCAGTCCCGGCTTCGATC